CCCTGAATTGTGGGTTGAGGCTATGGTGTTTCAAATCCTACGGAGTGGGGAAAAATACCATAGATGGTTCGACAGTGGGGATTTACAGTCTCGCGCAATGTTCAATCAAATTATTGAGGTATGTAAACGAACCCCTAACGTAAAGCATTGGTTGCCTACGCAGGAGCGAACCATTGTTGACGGAGTAGCATTACCATCGAACCTTGTTGTGCGCCTATCAGGTAGCAAGGTCAACGGACGTGCGCCTAATGCGCTTAACACTAGTACGGTGTTCGACAAGCAAGGAGAAGCTATAGGACAAGAGTGCCTAGCGTACACTAGGGGAAACAATTGTGGCGATTGTCGCGCATGTTGGAACCCTAACGTGAAAAATATCAGCTACAAAAAACATTGATTGGAGCAAACTATGAAACGTGAGATTTTTCTTGATACAGTAAAACTAATGCTTATAATAGGCTCATTAATTGCACTGTTGTTAGTAACATAAAAGGAGGCTTAACAATGTCTAAAAAATTATATCAATGGACGTGGAATGAAAAAATTACATTGCCTGAATATATTAAACGTGTTCAGGAGCTAGTGTCTAGTCCAGTGCGTAGTATACAGGACATGGACGGCGATATGCTCATGTCGGACTATCGTGACCTACTGAGCGCAATGTACAGGCTGGAAAATATTGTAGAGGAGTTAGAAAAGTGAACATATTCTATCTACATTCGGACCCAGTAACATGCGCTCAAATGCATTGCGATAAGCATGTAGTTAAAATGATACTGGAATATAGTCAGCTATTATCGACGGCGCACCATGAACTAGATGGGACACCGGCTATAGAGTGCTATAAACCGACACATAAAAACCACCCTAGTACCGTGTGGGCTAGGGAAAACAGACATAATTATCGCTGGTTATGGCAGCTATTAGACGCTACACAGGAGGAATACACGCACAGGTATGGGAAAGTCCACGCTACAAAGCAAAAAGGAATTATTGACAACCTACGGTATTGTCCCTATGAATTAAAGGAAGGCATGGACATGACACACATGCCACAATGTATGCCGGACGAATACAAAACACTACAATCCAGTATTCAAGCCTATAGGAACTATTACCGTGGAGACAAGGCCTATATGGCGAAGTGGACTAGTAGAGAAATACCACATTGGATGGAGTAAAAAATGCTTGACAAAGAAACTATGATAAGGGATTTATGGGAGCATGAGGATTACCACATGACTGTACATCAAATGTTGTCACTTGCGAAACTAGGCTTTACGATGATCCTAGACGATTTAAGTATAGACGAAGTAAAAGAAAAGTGGTCTAAAGTATTTGGAGAGGAGTATCAGTAATGCGTTGCAGAGTATGTAATAAAAAATTATCTCAATCAGAGATGGTTCGTAAGGATTATCAAACGGATAAATATCTAGATACGTGTTCGGAGTGCCTACACCATAGTTATGATAGCCTCACGGTTTTTACTGACTATGATTTTCCCTATGATAAAAAAAAACCACTTGACAGTGATTAAGGAAACTAGTATGATCTTAAGTGGTACATGAGTTAACGTCTTTGGTTAATTCCTTAAAGTCTTCACTCTAGTTACCACTTAAGAAACACTATAGGAAAAGGTAAAGGATTATGTCTAAACGAAACAAGCAGTCTAGAAATTTTACGTTGTCTTTTGAAAAATCACCCGTCCGTAGTAGATCACCTGAAAAAGTTAGTATGGATAATTTAAACCGTCCTAAAGTTTTCCGGTCACTTAAGAGAGAACTAGAAGCGCAGGATGCGGATGATGAAATTAAGGAGTATTTCAATGAGTGTGATTAAAGATAAATTTGACATTGTAGCGGATGTTTTTAATGATTGCGAAGTATGCACAGAGTGTCAGTATTTTATGCACCCTTATAGAACACCCTACGGTGAATACACTTGTGATATTCTAGACGGGTTTGTTCCTGATCCTGAATTTTGCCCAGGTTATGAGCAATATAAAAATGAATTAGAGGATGAAAAATTATGTCTTTAGATCACCTATTAGAAATACCAGAGTTTTTACAACGTGATTACGATCCGCTTGAATGGTTAGAAAAGTATACTCCGCCTAAAGATATACCATGGTGGATGCCTGATCTACAAGCCTACAAGGATGAGAGACTAGCGAAGGAAAAACGTAAACAGGAGATTGAGCAGGAGAAAACTGATAGAGCGGAACGCAAGGCACGTAAGAAACGAATAGAGCATCAAGTGTATGATGCAATAAGTAGAAGGCATAATACTTTCGGCATGATACGTAAAACAATGCTTGATAGCATTTCAGACAGTGAAATACGAGGAGGTCTTCGTAGGTTGACAAAGCAAGGTCTAATTGATAAGATAAGCAAGAGAGTTTACGCAATAAAATGAGTAGGAGAATATAAATGACAAAAGAGCAAGTAGTGACTGAAGGTGTTGTAGCCTTCTGTAATCTAGCTGAGACTGAAAAGTTCAATGGTCAGGACACAGGACGTTACTCAGTAGTAATCAACATGACTGACGAAGAGGTTGAAAAGGTTAAGGCTTTTGACGTTCAGACTAAAGAGTACAATGATCAAGCCCAGCGTTCCTTCAAGTCTAAGTATCCCGTTACGGTTGTGGACATTGATGGAAACACGGCAGACAAGCGTATTCCCTACGGGTCTAAGGTTCGTCTTTTGTGGTCACCAGGACCGGCCCATCCACAATGGGGTGTTCCAGCCTACCTTAACAAAGTTAAAGTTCTAGAGTTGTCTGATAATGATGGAGGAGATACACCGGAGGAGTTCTAAGCTAGTCTAACTAGACTAAGAATGTTGTAAGGGGAACCTTGATTGAGAATTGGCACACAATCCTTGTATTAGGGTGAGCGAATGTCCCGGTAGCAACAACGCTTTACCTCTTGACCTTATATGGGGTGATTAGGGGCAACATTCTTAGTTTTTTTTTTTAAGGATGGATAATAAATGACTTCTCAAGTAGTATCTAGAACACCATGCCCTAAATGTAGGGAAGCTGGAAACGACACACAGGGAAACAATTTGATAAATTACGATGATGGTCATTCTTATTGTTACGCCTGTAATTATTTGATAAAAGGAGATGGAGAAAGTATGCCGTTAGATAGCGCGACTATTCGTACAGATCAACCGACAATCACGCTTCAAGGCATAGCGGGTCCGATTAAGGACCGGCGTATATCGGAGGAGATTGTTCGTAAATTTGGTGTAACATTAGAGAAAGGAGACAATGGTGAGTACAGTAGGCATAACTATCCTTATTTTACTTCTGACGTACGCCTTGTAGGGGCAAAAGTCCGTACAGTATCAAACAAGCAGTTTCATGTGAATGGAACCCTGGACGGTACAGGTTTATTTGGTCAACATTTATGGCGTGAGGGTGGTCGGTATGTGACCGTCACAGAAGGCGAAGCAGACGCACTTGCTGTAGCTGAGATGTTTGACGGTAAGTGGCCTGTAGTGTCCATAAAACGTGGGTCAGCATCAGCGTTAAAGGATATAAAAGAAAACCTAGAGTGGCTAGAAACATTTGAAAACGTAATCATTTGTTTTGATATGGATGATGCCGGTAAGAAGGCCGCTGATGCCGTTCTACCCCTATTCTCACATAACAAGGTGCGTGTAGTTACTCTGCCCTATAAAGATGCCGGTGAAATGCTTAAACATGGCAAGGTTAAGGAGTTTACTAGCGCATGGTGGGACGCTAAACCCTACCGTCCTGTGGATGTAGTGTCATTCAGTGACGATAAATGTTGGGAAGCGTTTGTTAAACGTGGTACGGAAGAAATAATTCCGTTACCGGAAGCCTATGGATCGTTGAACGCTATGATGAATGGCGGCATAGCGGCTGGTGAGGTGACTGTCATAGGTGCTTTAACGTCCGTAGGTAAAACGACAATGGTTTTTAACCTACTCTATGACATGGTGTTACAGAGTGGTAAAAAGATCGGTGCGGTGTTCCTTGAGAGTGACCTGGGGGAAACCGTAGAGAAAATTGTATCACTACATAGCGGTGAGAACATATCATTAGTTGATCCCAATAGCCGTGATAATTCTCTCTATCGTGAGTATTATGATGACTTTGGTAGCCATGATAATGTTCACATTCTAGAGCATTTAGGTATGTCGGATGTAGATGATCTATTTGCTAAGATGCGGTGGATGGCTAAAGGTATCGACTGTGATGTCCTAGTAGTCGATCCACTACATGCCGCCGTTAAATCGGATGAGAATGGTACGATAGATGCCTTCATGGATAGGTGTTTGAAATTAGCAAAAGAAACTGGCGTGTCTGTAGTGATAATTAGCCACATGCGGAAACCTCAAGTTAAAGACCCGCATGACGTTAATGAGTACGACATGAAGGGTTCAGGGTCCATCAATCAGATTGCCTTCAATACCATTCTACTGAGCCGTGACAAGATGTCTGAGGATGATTATACACGTAACAGTACACTTGTTCAATTAGTGAAGTGTCGTCGCACTGGCCGTACAGGACGCGCAGGGTGGTTATTCTATGAGACTGAAACCGGACGTATGGTTCAAGGTCAGGCTCCAGAAATACAGGCGGTAGAGAATGAGGAGTTCTAAGGATAAGTGGAACAAGAGCCGTGTGTATAATAGGGAAAAATATCTAATGACTAGAACAGGAATGGCTTGTGAGTGTTGTGGCGAAACATTTCCAAGAGAGTTACTTGAGTTTCACCATCCACTAGACGTTGAAAAAAAACTTGACTTGGAAATGGGAGTATGGGGTGGTATTCACGGCCCTAACCAAGAAACACTTGACGAAGCAGACCAGTGTGTTATACTATGTAGTAATTGCCACGCACTAGAGCATATAGCGTTGAAGAGAGGTGAAAGTTTAGTCCATGACCCGTCAGCTTATCGTAGATATAGAAACCACAGAGTTACCCGTTACGAAAGTCTGGATGATTGGTACAATGAACAAGTCATCGGGCGAGGTACGAAACTTCAAGTTACCGTCTAAATCAGATACAAAGGAGATACAGGAATGGTTCAATCAATTCGATCAAATTATAGGACACAACTTTATAGACTTCGACGGTATGGTTTTAAGAGATATATTAGGACTGCAATTCGACAACATATCTATCGTAGATACATTAGTCCTCTCACGTCTAGAAAATCCGCAGCGTGAAGGCGGTCACTCTCTTAAAGCGTGGGGAGATAGGCTCCGTATGCCAAAAGGGGATCATACAGACTTCAACGTATTTTCAGAAGAAATGGTCGAGTATTGTATTCAGGACATGCGTATTACGAATACACTTTTTGATACTCTTACTTCAAATCTCAATAAGTTTCAAGGCGAGAGTATTAAGTTGGAGCATGAAGTCCAGACGATCATTTCTCAACAAATCAAAAACGGATGGGTTCTAAATGAACAAAAATGTTTTGAGTTACTGGCAGAATTAAAAGAGAGAAAAATGAAACTAGAGGAGGAGGTGCATGA